TATATTAATGCTTTAACAGCCCTTGTAGAGATTGGCGCATTGGTAATTGGTAAGGCCAAGAAATGACCGATGACGAGCGCAACCTTGCCTTAGAGGCGTTGCAACAGATCGCTAGGCACGAGGCCGAGTGCGGCGAGCGTTGGGGCCAAGCCCTCAATGAATTAAAGAATCTTCGGTCGGTCGCTGACGCACACGCAGTCAGGTGGGAAAAGCTCGCTTGGCTTGTAGTCGCAACTGTCGTGACCACAGGCGCCGGTTTAAGCGCCGCGATGTTGGTGTGAGATGGAAACCTGGGAAATCATTGTGAGCGGCTGGCCCATCGCGGCGGGCTTGTTCATCCTGGTTCTTACGATCGGTCGAATCTTAAATCGTTTAGAAGTTTTAGAGAGCAAGATGATTGAAGCCTGGAAGACAATTAACGAACTAATTAGAAAATAAAGGAGGCTCTGCCAGGTCGGCGGAGTAACAAAGGAGCGAGCAATGCAGATAAAGATAGACAGTGAAAAGCTAACTTTAGGTGATCGAGAAATCTTGAAAGCTGATCTTAGTGATAACAATAGAACTTACGTTAACCGCGTCGAGGTGCTGTTAAAAAACATGAGTGAATTAGATCTACAGCGATCTGAGCTTGAAGTGCTTTTAAACGCTTACAGCAACACCCTAGAACAAAGTTTGGCCCCACAAGTAGAGGAAGTTAATTAATGATACTTGGCGAGCTACTAGGTCCAGCAACAAAGTTGCTTGATAAGTTTATACCGGACGCTGATGAAAAACAGCGCATCGCGTTTGAACTTAGTACGCTCGCCGAACGTCATGCGCAAGAGCAGGCTCTCGCGCAAATCGAATTGAATAAACAAGAGGCAAAAGGCAATTGGTTTCAAAGTAGTTGGCGCCCAGCCATCGGTCATGTTTGTTGGATAGGTTTGGCCTACAACGTAATCTTTCAGCCAATGCTGGGAATCTGGTTAAAAGTGCCACCAGTTGATACTGACCTGTTGTATCCGGTAATGCTCGGCATGCTTGGCATGTCGGGTATACGAGGATTTGAAAAAGTTAACGGAGTTGCTAAGTGAAGTTTTTTCACGAAGACGAATTTAGATGTCAGCATTGTGGATCGCACAAAGGCATGGATTGGTCGTTTGCTGCGGAGATAGACAATCTCAGAGAAAAATTAGGCTTTCCGCTGATTCTCAGCTCGGCTTTTCGCTGTTCTAATCATCCGATCGAACTGCGCAAAGATAAACCCGGACCGCATAGCACTGGCCGGGCCGTAGATTTAGCAGTAACTGGCGATCAAGCGCTAAAGGTCATTGCCGCTGCATTAGAGATGGGCTTTGAGCGAGTCGGCGTTCAGCAAAAAGGATCGGGTCGATTCATTCACCTGGACAAAGCGCATGGTTTTCCTGCGCCGGCAATCTGGAGTTACTAAATGGGTTTAATGGCTTTACGAATACCGCCTGGCGTCCATAAGAACGGTACTGATTACCAACAGTCAGGCGTATGGAATGACAGCAACTTGATACGCTGGTACGAAGGAAGCCTCCAGCCTGTAGGCGGTTGGCGAAAGCGCACATCGTCTGCCATGACCGGCGCTTGCAGAAAGATCATTAGCTATCGCGACAACAGCGGCGGCAGAAGAACAGTTGCCGGTACGAGCAGCAAATTGTATGCAATAAACGAATCGAATGCCCTGTTTGACATTACGCCGGCTGGCTTTACAGCGGGCGACGACAACGCGGTACAGAATTTAGGATGGGGCGCATTAACCTGGGGCCTGAGCTCATGGGGAACGACTCGTCCAGACAGCGGGCCGTATGTGCCTGCAACCACCTGGTCGATTGATACTTGGGGCGAATACGCAATCGGGTGTTCAAATTCTGACGGCAAGATTTATCAGTGGACCAATAACACGGCCACCGCAGCAGCAGTATTAAGCAACGCGCCAATCAACAACACAGCCATCATCACTACCGATGAAAGATTCGTTTTCGCCCTGGGTGCCGGTGGTGAAGGTGATCGAGTCGAATGGTGCGATCAAGAAAACAATAACGTGTGGGCCGCAACAGCAACCAACCAGGCTGGCGGATTTACGCTTACCACAAGCGGCAACATTCTCGCGGCAGAACAACTGCGCGGCGAGACGCTAATACTTACAACGACAGATGCGCACGTTGCTCGATACCAAGGGCCACCCTTCGTTTTTGGTTTTCAGCGTGTCGGCACAGGTTGCGGTATTGCCTCAAGCAACGCTTGCGTAAAGGCAGACTCTTTCGCCATTTGGATGGGAACAAATGCTTTTTATGTGTACGACGGCGGCGTGAGAAGTTTGCCAAGCACCGTCGGTGATTTTGTTTTTAACAACCTAAACGAAGCGCAGCGCTCAAAAGTTTACGGTGTGCTGAACAGTAAATTTTCAGAAGTTGTATGGTTTTATCCCAGCAATAACAGTGGCGAAAATGATTCTTATGTCACATACAACTACAAAGAAAAATTCTGGACGGTAGGCTCTCTCGTTCGAACGGCTGGTGCGGATGTTGGTGAATTTATTTATCCAAATTATGTCGGCTCAGATGGCTATGTTTATGAGCATGAGGTCGGCTTCGATTATGACAATGCGACAGTTTTCGCAGAGAGCGGCCCGGTCGAAATCGGGCAAGGTGATCGAGTAGCCGTTGCCAAAAACTTGATACCTGATGAGAAGACGCAAGGGGATGTCACTGCGACTTTCAGGACAAGAAGTTACCCGAATGCTGCTGAGACTGAACATGGGCCTTATACGCTATCAAACCCAACCTCAGTAAGATTTCAGGGTCGGCAAATTAGCATGCGCGTGACAGGCGAGCGGCAAACAGATTGGCGCGTTGGCGTGATGCGATTGGACGTTGTGCCAGGTAGCGCTAGATGATTCTACCTACGGCGCCAGAAAGATATGACGAGATTGCTTTCAGCAAAATGAATTTGTTGATCGAGCAGGCGGATGATCTCAATCATAAAAAGAACAGAGATATCGAGGTCGGTGCAGCTCGTTTAATTCTAAGAGCGCCAAACGGTGCTCGTTACAGCATTACAGTCGATAACTCGGGGAACCTTGGAGCAACAGCCTTATGAATGCAAAAGAAGCATTAGCGGCGCCTAGTACGCTAGAAGCGATGCTGCCATATCGGGTGATGCTCGAACGTGCGCTTGAGTTTGCCGGCGGTACGCACTTGTTTGAAGATATCGTCGAGGCTGTTAACGAAGGGCGCATGCACTTTTGGCCAGCAGAAAAAAGCTGCGTTGTAACCGAGGTGGTTTGCTATCCGAGAGCTAGAGCCATTCATATCTTTTTGGCCGCAGGCGATCTGATGGAAATAAAAGGTATGGACTCAACATTCCAAGAATTTGGTCGGGCATTAGATGCCAAATTTATTACGTTGTCCGGCCGAAAAGGATGGACAAAAGCGCTCGATGATATCGGCTACAGAGTAAGCCATGTGAGCATGTACAAGGAGATTGAAGATGGCAGGAAGTAAAGGTGGTGGAGGCGGCGGCAAAGGCGGATCGGTCACGCCTGTCGGCGGAGGATACGGTGGCGGAAATCAATACGGGACGGGTTATTACAACCCACAGCCTCAATTGTCTCAGTCGCGCTACAACCCGATGATGGACGTTTACGGATCTTCGCAGAATGTAATGCAGCCAATGCCAGGTTATTACAATCAATACCCGGCGGGCGGCAGCAACTACCAGCCTTACCAGCCGCAACCACAACCACAACCGATGCCTGATCCCCCTCCAGCACCAAACCCTGGCACCGGCCCGATAGGGGGGCAGGGCGGAAACACTGGACTTCCCATCGGATTAGAACCAGGTACTGATTTCAACAATTACAACATGAACGATATTGCCAACGCGGTTACGCAATCGACGTTTGGCAATTATCAGCCTATTTATGCTAATCCACAGCCTATGTATCAAAACAATTTCCAACAATATGCAGCCCCAGCGACTTCGACTGGAAATAACAGTATGGGTCAAATGATGGCTCAGGGTGTTTCCAACACTATGTATCAACCGACATCCCAGACTTTACAAGGACCGGGAATGCCCGTAGCGCCGTCGCAGCAAGTGCAAATGCCGATTCTTGACGCGGCTTCTAATCCAGGGTTTGGCGGGTACGATCAAAACGCAAGGGCAACGATGTATGCGCCACCTATGTTTAATTTTGGAGGATATTACTAATGAGCTTTGGTAAATCTAAGCAGGAAAGCGGTCAGTCAATGGATCCCCAGATCAAGGGAGCGTTGATGAACGTATTCCAGACAGGTCAAGCCCTGTCTCGAACGCCTTATCAGGCTTATAACGCAGCGACTGTGGCGCCGATGAGTCCTTTCCAGCAGCAAGGCATGCAGGCGACGCTGGACGCTTCTAGAGCGGGAATTGGTCAGGACCAAATGCGTCAGGCTATCGCTGCTGCGCAGGGCGTTAGCGGATATCAACCTTCAAACGTACGATCTGGATACGTTAGCCCTCAAACGCGCGTACAAGATATTACTGGCGGCATGGCAGGCGGCCAAGAGCGAGTGGGCGCCAGCAATATACCGACATCATTTCAGGGCCAAGATGCAACAGTTGGAGGTATAAATACTGGCGTAAATGCTGGGGACGTAACTGGCAGATCAGCAAACGAAACATTCCGTCAAAACAGTGTCAATGTTGGTAATGTTGATACAAACATTGGGTTTGACGCAGTTAGATCAGGGACAGTTAATGATCCTGGCCGTATTCGAGAACAGCAGCAGCAGTCGCAGGATATTGGCCCTCTTGGTTTGCTTGGGCCTGGGCCATCAGCAAGAGATGCGCAACAGGTACAGGCGCCCAGCGCCATTAATGTAGGGCGTGTGAATGCGGGCGATGTCCGGGGCATAGACGCTGTAGAGGTCGGTGCAATTAACCCAGGGACAGTCACTTCAAATGATGTTAATGCAGAGCGCGTCAGCGCGGCTCAATTTAAAGATGCCAATCTAAACGACTACATGAACCAGTATCAGACTGGTGTGATCGACAGCGCGCTAGGTGACATCGAACGCGCTCGAAAAATGCAGCAGAATCAGAATGCGTCTAGCGCAATTTCAGCAGGCGCATTTGGCGGAGATAGGGCAGCAATTCTTGATGCAGAAAACAACAGGTCAGCATTAGAGCAATCAGCTAAAACTGCCTCGGCTCTAAGATCGCAAGGCTTCGAATCGGCTGCGCGACTGGCCGAGGCAGACCTGGCTAGAAGGTCTGACGCATCGAGAGCAAATCAACAGTTTGATATGCAAGGTCAGTTAGCGAACCAGCAGAGTGGTCTAGCAGCTAGCCAGGCAAACGCACAGCTTGGTCTGCAAGGTCAAACAGAAGCGGCAAGACTTGGTCTGCAGGCAGGATTGTCTGCACAAGACGCCAACATGCAGGCGGCTCTCGC